AGATCGAGATCTCTGTGGGTGAAACGGGACAGAAGTTTTTGTGACACAACCACGTTGTAAGAACCAGGTAGAACCTTGATGTTCTCTACCTTAAAGTTAAATACAAACTCATCATCGGTTTCGCCAACCACGATAGCAAAATCATTAGAACTATCGTTCTTCTTATCACGAACGACCAGTTTGACCACTCCAGCTTCACCAACAGCAGACAAATCAGGCAGTTGATAGACTGCTGCGGCTTTCAGAAGTTTGTCTAGTTGTTGAGTAGTAAGTTCAAAACAAACATCTTCAGTCGGAAGAGAGATCTCTTTTTCGGGTGGAGTAACGATCACATTAGGATCAGCGAAGAAATACTTCGATCGCATCTTACCTTCACGAATTACCGTGTAACCATCATTTCCAAAGTCTAGTTCGGGATGTTGATGCAGACCCATACCATTGAGGAACTGATTCAAATCATAGATACCGAAATCACGAGGAATCTCTTCTTCAATCGAAGCTTCTGCGAGAATATTCTTCATCACACTGATGGTGCGAAGAGAGTTACCCTTCTTGAACAGAATAGACTGATTAATAGAGGAGAAGTTCTTAAGGAGAGTCAGGGTCTTGTCAGAGAGTTTCATTGGTTCGCGGAGTTTCATCATTGGTTGTAGGTTTCACGTTGTGTGCTCTTGTCATTGAAGTGCATCAGAAGCACAGCATAGTGCAGAATCTTCATAATGTCACGACGAGCAGTACCTTTCTTATCATAACGAGAGGCATACTTGAGGATGTTGGATCGGCAGAATGCTTCACCATCACCACATGCTTCAATCAGATCAAGTGTCTGAATCTTATCATTACCAGCAGAATAGTGCTGGTTGTATGTACCGGAAATATAATCGGTTAGTTCCTTGAGGATTTCTTCCTCATTGTATTTGTATCGACTGGTTTCTTTGTTCATAGATATTTCATCATATAAAAGGGACCAAGCATTAAGCATTTGTTCTTTCTCATTCATTATATCAGGCAACCTCCCCATCGTCAATCTTCTCATCGGAAGTGGTGTAATCAAAATCCCCATCTACTTTGTCATACAGTTCGATAAAGGCTTGTTTGGTTTCGGCATCAAATCGGTTGATGCAGACATTGATGGCTTTATGTTTGTCACCAAAGATACCGTAAGCTCGAACGATGTGAACCAAACGACGAGTTGAGATTAGATCTTCAATACCACCATCAAAGAAAGTCTTGCGAATGATGTCAGCCCAATCACAGAGGTGTTTGACAAAATCTTCATCATGTTTACCAACAGAAGCAGCAACACGAAGAAGAATCTTACGTTCAGTCGCAACTGTAGGATAATCCTGTTCAAAGGTTACAGGGAATCGCTCCAAGAAGGCCTCATTGAGCACATTAGTTCCAATGAATCGTCCGTCGTCGCTACCTTTACCTTTAGTGTTTGCTGTGGCGATGACGTTGAAACCAGAGACAGGTCAATCCATTTTCCGATCTTTTTAAGGAATACTCCTTTCCCTTCAAGAATTGACTGGAGACAGAGAATTTTGTTAGAAGCGAGGTCGATCTCATCAAGGAGCAAGATAGCACCTCGCTGGAGGGCCTCAATGACCGGGCCATTGTGCCAGACGGTGTTGCCATCAATAAGGCGGAAACCGCCAATAAGATCATCTTCATCAGTTTCAATAGTAATGTTTACGCGAATAAGTTCCCGACCCAGTTGAGCACACGCTTGTTCAACCGAGAAAGTCTTTCCGTTACCGGACAGTCCTGTAATGAACGTTGGATAGAATAGACGGGACTGAATAATTTTTTTAATAGAACCGTAATTGCCAAACTGGACGAAGGTATCATCTTTAGTAGGGATAAGATTTTGTTCAACAGCGGGAAGTGCTGCAGGAGCAGCATAATTAACTTCTAGTTCTTTTACTGTCTTCTTTGCTACTTCAAGATTCCACTTACCACGACCCACTTTATAATCAACTAGTTTGTTAGTGATAGTCTGATAAGCGCAACCGTTCATGGCACACCAAGCACGGACATCTGCAGCAGTGAACTCTGTGCCATAGAGATCTTGAAGAGAATCAATAATACCGTTTTTGGACAGACCCATTTGTTTTGTTTGAACTGAAGTCATTATAAACCGAAAGGGGGGTCGTTAACCCCCCCTTGTGACAGTTATTTGTGCGTCTCCTTATGATAATAATTTTCTGAAATTATTTTCGCACAATATCCTGGATAATATTTTTTTACCATGGCACTCACTCCCATGGCAGTGATAGCACTTTGACATACCACTAATACCTCTTTGGCTTCTTCATCAACAATATGTTTGAAGGGAAATCTATGCATTTTACTCATGCTACAAGGGAAACGAATTCACCAAGAACTTTCTTATTTAGTTTCTTAGTCTTTAGAGATTTGATAAAAGCAGACTTAATCTTTGCTTTAGTAGCACCTTCATCAACTTCAAATTCAGAATTATCTGCTAATGCCGTGGCAGACATGCCAAAGTATGCATCATATCCGGAATTAGTGATTGTGAAACTCTTTAGTTTTTTCCAGTCTTTCATAATCTCATCATACTCATCAGTATATTGATCATGATAAGTTTTAACAAAGTAACTTAGATTTCTTGATTCAAGAACACGTATTCCAATAAAATTAGTATTAACAAAAGTATCCTTTAGGTGTCGAAGCATAAGATCTGTAAATTCATTCCAAGTATGTGGAACACGATAAGTTCTTCCCAACTTACGATCACGAATGGTGCAGCGATCATTAAGAGTATTGCGTCCGATATACGGATGCTCCTCCCAAGGTCTTTGAACTTTAACATGGTAAGGAATATAGTTTGCTTCACCATCAGTCAAGACAATGCACTGAACTTTTGCACATTATTTTCTCTCTGAAACTGAGGAAGAATCTGATGTAAAGTAACTAGTGCTTCATTCAAAGGAGTTCCTGAGAGACCCATTTTCTTAGGAGTTCGCATCACATAAGGATACATACCCCACAGAGAATCAACCAGACGCCAGATGTTAATCATCTGAGACTCAATGTCCTTTGTTTTACTAGACAGAAAATTCATCATACCAAAAGCAGGATCTATAGAAAGCAAATTTTCCTTCACTTCATAGTGATCTACAATAATACGTTTTCCATCATCATCCCACTCACATGAATTCCACTCATTAGTGAACGCATAAACCTCAAAAGGAATACTGACTTTTTTACAGAACCAAATTAGATTATACAATTGCTTGATAGTGTCTTTCATCACATGTGACATAGAGCCAGACCAGTCCAAAACAAATACCAAACCATGGTTTTTACCATCGGAAAGGGTAGTGACCTTTTTGAAAAGATCTTCATTATATTTGTAGGTATGCAACTTAGATGTATCAAGAACACCAGTACGAGAAGTATTAGCACGAGCATAAGAATCTGCTGCCTTGCGACATTCAAATTCTTTCACTAAGTAATTTACCTCTTTCTGAGCAGACTTCTTAAACTTTTTATATTCACTATCAGAGACACACAACTCTTGATTGGCATGATCAGCATAAGCAAGATCAATATGCTCGTGAATCTCTTTATTTGAGATGATAACAGTGTCCAAATTTACTTTAGGAACTTCTAAGTAAATATTTTCTCGGTTGGGATTATCACTAACTAGATCCTTAATCTTGCTTTGTAAGAGATCATCAGTGCTAACTCCAGGGTCATCTAATTCAAGGGTGTCAGTATCACCATGATCTGAATTTTCGGTCTGATCATCTCTCTCTGTATCAGCACCATCCTCACTTTCATTAGATCCTTCAGAATCTTCTGATTCACCTGAGATAGAATCTCTAGCAGGACTAGGTGGAGAGATTGCCTGAGTTTCCTGCTTCTGCTTCTCCTTACAGAAATCATAAAGAAGTCGTGCTGCATCAATAGCATCATCGAATGTCTCTGCAGCAGAGATTGTGTCGATAATTTGCCTCTCTTGATAATTAAAATCAATGTCTAGAAAATTACCAATCTTGAAATAAAGATTTGCTTTATCAGCAAGGTTCATAGAATTAACATCTTGTTCCCCAAGTTCAAAGAAATCTTCATCATTAAGTTCTTGATATCCACGAAAGAAAGTCTTTGAAAGACCAGCATACTTACGCTTCATCAACTTCTCAATACGTGCATCCTCAGTCACATTAATAAACTGATGTGGAACATCACGCGGCGGATCTTCGTCAGGTGTGTAGAGAGCATGTCCTACCTCATGCCCCACGAGCATGTCATACACTTGGTTACTTGCCTTCTCCCACATTGGCAGAGTCAACACACGAGTATGAACGTTGAACTGTGCAGTATCGATATTCTTATGCTCAACCACAAGGTCTTCGGTGGCAAGCAGTTTAGCGAGCTGTGACTTGATTTCGTAGTTGACTGGCATTCGATTTGTCTTCTATGCACCTATTATACTGAGAAACCTACGGCATCACGAGACAGTGTGCCACCTTTTTATTTGTCCACCTCATACTCAATGACTATTTTATTAATTTCTTCTCCGTAACTGTCTTTAGAATAGACATGCTTTAATTTACCATCAAGCAATTTTACCACATTTTCAAGAAGATCATTGGCGATAACTTTATTAGTTGCTTTCTGCCACTTCTCTTCATTTTTAATACGACATCATCAGTCATTAGGTCTTCCTCCAATAGCATCCCACATATCCTGAACCATATCTCTAGGTTTTACAGTTCGTTCATGCATGTGTGGATCTACCCAGGTTTTCCATTTATCAATCTGTTCCTGTGTAGGGACTTCGATTCTTACCATAGTTCCTTCTTCCTCAAACTCTTTATTCATATCAATGTATGTTTGAGGTGTAATTTTATCAAATTCAGTCATGTTGTCTCCAGTCATCAGATCGTTCTTGATGAAACCAATCTACTATATCTTCTGGACCACCGAAACCCGTTCTATGATTGGATGGATCCGGATCTCCCAAGTCCATCCTATTCATAAAATCGTCCAGAGTCCCCTCCTCTGTTTTGTGAAAAGATGCTCTCCTTGCTTTACGAAGCATCTCTCCAGCTGATCTATTTGCTTTTGCTAATTTATTCGCCCATATCATATCTTCTAATTTTACTTCTTCGCCGTTTACGATACATTTGCAAATGAACTCTAATCGTAGGCGATACTCCGTCGATAGCATATGATATTAGCGGACACACTATATTTAGACTGCCCTACTAAATCCTTTTACTTTCTCAAAACGTAAAACGTTCTCAAACTTGTCTTCCATACCCGTCTTGTGCGAGATCACAAATATGTTAGCATCCTTGATTACATATCGAATGATTTTAAGGAATTCTTCAGTCCCTTGTCCATCTAGGGAACTGTCAAAAACTTCATCCAAAATCATGAGATTTGTTGATATTGAATTCTTGAATCTAGCAACTTCCCTCCATGTGAAGAGAAGTGCTAGGTCTATTCTTTGTTTCTCACCTTCACTAAAAGACGCATATGAAAAGTCTTCATGAATTGGTGATTGGATGGTTTCATTAAACTCCTCATCAAGAGTAAAGTTTATGTAAAAATCCATCATCTGAAGATAACGGTTTACTTGCTGATTTATCAGCGGTAGATACTTCTTGATGATTTTAGTTTTAACTCCTCCATCCTTTAACAACCCATATGTGAAGTCATAGTAATTGATTTGATCCTTGTACTCGACTAACTCGTCGTAGGTTGTTTGGAGATCCTCCCTAAAGGTTTCTAACTTGTCATGCTCAATATTTCTATTCGCAAGTTGATCGGTAATTTTTTGAACTTCCGATTCAAGATCTCTGACCTGTCGCTGACATCCAGAAATTCTAGTGCTGTTTTTAGAAATGTCATTACTTAGTTTTGAAATCTCCTTTACTAGTTTGTTAAATTGACGCTCTCGCTCCTCTTCGTTTTTAATTGCCTCTTCCAACTCTTTATAGCCGGATTGCAACTCCTTTGCCTTAGTTTGAGCGTCTTCAATTTTATTTATTCTAAATCCTTCCTCAATAGATTGAGTGCAAGTGGGGCAGACCGTATTCTCTGTGAAGAACTTATGTTCTTTAGTAATGGTAGATACTTTCTGTGAGATCTTTCCTTTTAGATTTCCCAACTTACGAAGTTTATCTGTTGCTCCATCCAAACCACTCTGCTGTGAGGTTAACGCTCCCACTAATTCATCAAGGTCAGATATTTCTTTAGTGTATAAGTTTGCTTCTTGCAGGAGATCTGTAATCTTTTTCTTATTATTCTCTATCTTTTTCTTTCCCTCGTTTTCCAATTGCTCAATAAAGTTATTTTGCATCTCAACCTTTTCGTTAAGGTTTTCCTTTTTGAGATCCAAAACTTTAATCGACTCCCTTGTCTGGCGTATCTTATCTTTGATGATAGTGTTCATAGAAGAGAAGATCTTGATATCCAACAAATCCTCAATAACTTCACGACGATTCGCTGCTGTCAATTGCATGAAAGGAACGAATGTGCTACTACCAAGAATTACAATTTGAGTAAATGATTTATAATTCATCTTCAGAACATTTTGTTCCAAC